ATAAAGCTTGTTGATTAGATTCTTTGAATTCCAAAGAACCATCTACCAATTTGGATCCCATATCTTTTGACTCCACAGTTGGATCCGCACTCGCAGAGTCTTCGGTCTTTGCTGGTTTTAAGTAATCATCAAAGTCTATACCTGGTGTTTTAACATAATCTTCTGTAACTACAGGAGTGGCTATTTCTTCTACAACCGTAGCTCCTTTACCGATATCTGAGTTTAAGAAGTCTTGAACATCATCATCTTTAACTATAATGAATTTACCGCTTGATAATTTATACTTAGGCATATTATATTATTTTTTATTGTGGTTTGTAGATAAATGGATCGTCCTCTGAACCTGTCGGTTCTTTATCTTCTTTAGGTAATGATCCTGTTTCAACAAGTTTCAACAAGTCTTTTATTTGTTTAGGAGTCATATCTTCAGTTATAGTTACAGAATTATCAGCACCTTTAACTGATTTTGTTATATCTAACTCCTTCTTGCCATCAACCAATCTTTCACTAAGTACTCTAAAACCTTCTTTCTTTAAAGTTAGCTCTATTTTGTCAAAATCAACAGCCGCACCTGGAAATTCACCTTCTAAAGTTATATCCATTTCATCTATAAAAGAAGTGTCTATTTCTACTTTTTTATTAGATTTATTATTACTACCTGAATAAATGTTAGGTCTTTTTGTTGTTGTATCTTTTTCTAAGGTTTTGCCATAGTTTAATATACCTTTGTCTTTTATAAACTTGTTTAGATACAAATCTGTTATTTTATTTTTCGTATCTTCATCTATATTTTCAGTTGTTAAAACTTTAATTTCTTTACCGTCTTTATCTTTTAAAAGTTCACCTGATTTTAACATGTTGTTATAAAAAGACACTATACCATTGTCACCCCAAGAAGAAACATTACCTAAAGCAATAGGTTTTAATTTTTCTTTTAATTTTTCTTCGTTTATTCTTTCTTCAACTTTAATGCTACCATCTCTTTGTCTAACATTAATTTTATCTACAATACCTGGTGTAGGCATAGTTCTTTTTTTAGTAATTGGATCTATACCAAAAACATTACTCATTAGTTCTTCCGAAGCTTCAGTATCATCTGGTATTGCTGGTAAACCACCTGTAACACCATCCATATAAGAAACTAGCTCATCTTTAGTGTAGAATTTACCCTCATCACTCTCTTCACTTGATTTTAAAAATATACCAGTTCGCATATTACCGTTTTCATCAAACTGAGTTTGAAACTTTCTTTCTCCTTTTCTTTTATTTAAGAAAACATTTAAGTGATTTAACAATGTAGTATCTGCTGATTTTAAATCTAAACCACCTTTTTTGCCAGCTTTAGCCATGTACTCAGTAAAATCTTCAGATAACGCACCAAAACCAACTAGAGAAGTATTTAAGCCGTCAGGTATAGATTTTATTTGAGCTAATTGCTCTCTCATTTTTCTAAGCTCTTCTTTGTCAGTTATAGTTCCCAAATCTATAGCGTTTTTAATATCACTATACATATCAATCATATCGTATATAGACGATGTATCTAATGTAGGGTTATTGGCTTTTAACTTCGCGACACTACTCATCATAGCGTCTTCTTGCTTTTGATTGAAATCTACTATTGCTTTATTTCTAGCTTCTCTTGCTTCTTGCTCTTTTTCTAATTTATCTTGCTCAGCTTTATAGCTTTGAGCTACACCTGCAAACGTACTGGATATAACATTTTGTAAATTTCTATAATGTTGACCTGTTTGCGTATCTATTACTTGTTGTGGATTTCTATAACTCATTTTATATTAAACTTTTATTGGACTTCTATCAATGGTAAAACCAGGGTTAAAACCACCAGTAGCACCGCTACCACCTTTAAAAACTCCAGCTGAAGCCATACTACCAAAAGTACTTGCAACTCCACCAATAGCACTTGTTATTGCACCTGTTTGATCTGCTCTAGCTTGTGCTTCTCTAGCTTGAGCACCAGCTAATTGAGCTGAAACTCTATCTAACTGCTGCATTTCTCTAGTTTCTTGAGCGTTAAACATAAATTCTTTACCTCTAGCTTCTAAACCTTGTACTCTAGCAGTTTCTTGCATTTTTAATTGTTGAGCTTGTTGTTCACCTTGAGCTTTTAGTTTTTCGTTTTGAGCTTCTTGCATTTCTATACTAGCTGATATACCTTTTTTAGATTGTAAAGCTGCTTGAGCTAAAGCGGTTGCACCACCAGCACTAGCGCCTGTTGCCATTATAGTATCTAAAGTATTAGCTAAAGCTATGTCAGCTTGCTCAGCTTGCATTTCTGCTGCTTGAGTAGCTACACCTAGGTTTTCATAAGGGTTATCAATCATGCCAGATAAGTTTTCTACATTGGCATATGGATTTACTATTGCTTGTCTACTATTTTCTAGGCTTTCTAATTTATTGCTTAGTCTTTTCTTTTCAGCTGCTGCCGCTCTTCTAGCTCTTGCTGCTTGACTAGAACCAAATATACCTGACAATATTTGTGCTCCTCCGGTTATTAAACCCGCTGCTACTAATGGTATAGGCATTGTTTATATTTTTTAATGTTATTAATATTTTAGTAAGATGATTCTACAAAGTTAGATGACACAGCAAATAACTCTTTTAAACCACCAGGGTCTGTTGTTTGATCTGTAGATACTTTAACTGTGCTAAAATACCCTTTAACACCTGTCATGTTGTTACCCCATACAACTTCCCCAGGATTTACACCTGAGTTATTTATTAAGTCTGCGTGGTATTTATTTTCTTTATTATTAAAACCAACTCTATAAGTCACACCACCTTCTTGATAAGCTCCTTCGTTGTAACTGTATACAATGTTAGATTTATCACCAACATCGGTTATAAAACTTTCAACTTTCCAACCATTACTGCCTTCATAGTTTATTGTTTTAAAAACTTTAGATGCACTAACGTTTGGATTAAATACGAATTCTATATAGCTTTTAGTAGTGTCATAAGAATTATCTCCGTAAAAACTACCTCTATTAACGTCGTCACTATAGTGTTTCCATATTCTACCGTTTTTTAAACTATAGAAACTACCTCTAACACTGAACATTTGATCAGGTTTGTAAGTAAAGAAACTAGGGAAACCTTTAACATCCTCGTCAAATGATAACGTATTATAACTATTATTAGTTGAATTAATATTAGTCATAGTTGAAATAACATACTGCTTGTTGTACGTATCCCAACCACCTACTACAACGCCACTTAAACCAGATGTATCAATATTAGAAAATTCATCTCTAAAGTAATCACTCATACCGTATCTAGATATTTCAGTGATGCCATCCATTGATAATCTTATAACTGTATTTCTATCTCTATCTGTAAAATACTTTCTATATCCATAAACGGCAAAACTACCTGGATCTCTACTTATACCAAAATTACCAGCATAAGGTTGTATTGTGCCTATAGTAGTATTAACATTAGTTATACTACCTCCTCCTTCAGCACTATATATAGCGTCTTTATCTATTAAAGCTCTAGAAACTTTAGATTCTTGTAACACAATAAGGTTTGTGTCTTCAGAATATAGCTTTTGTATACTGCCATTAGCTGGGTCAGCTGATTTAGTTATTTCTTCTCCTACAGAAAATACATTAGTATTATTTATACCTGTTCTAGAATTAAATATGCCTGAGTATATTAAAGAATTTGCTCTTCTAAAACCTTTAGGCTCGTCTTCTACTACATAAGCTCTAACTCCAAAATCTACACTTGTATTATTGTATCCTCCTCTTATTCTAGATTCCTCTATCACCCAATTATTATCTACAATATCTGCACTATCAATAACAGGATACCCACCGTTAACAGAACTAGGTATACCTGTGGAACCATTCCAAGCTGGAGACTGAGTAGAACTTCCTCCACCTGATACATTTCTATTTGTTTTTCTAAGTAGAAAAGTGTTAAAATATTTAACTTCTATAACTGCTCCCATATAATTATTACTTATTTTTCATTCTTATTACACTATGGTAAATACATATCCACGAGTATCTGGATTGTCTGATGTAACCAACCCACTAAAGCCAGGAACCAAACAATCAGTAGCTTGACTTACAACTACGTTATTATTACTTCCAAGTATCCAACCACCGTTTAAAGGTGATGGACAAGATCCTTGACCAACGCTGTTAGTGTTATCTATTTCAACTGTAAAACCAAATGATAACATACTCCAAGTGCCTATGTAAGCATAATAACCTTCTAAACTAGGATCAGATGCACCTGTTACTTCTATTACAACAAAATTATACTCTTGAGGTAAACCACCTGAGCTATCCGTAAATGTATATTCAGTGACAGTTCCAATTTCTACAGAGTTGTTTATCGTTATAGTTATAGAATCTGTTAACCCACCAGCATCTTCAGTTTTTACAACAACGGTGTATATATCAGCAGGTAAATTACCAACGTTATTGTTTTGAAGAATACATGTTGATAATGAATCTGTGTTTGAAAAAGAAACGCGAAAATAATTAACAGTACCTGAATTAGCTCCAGATTGTGATTGTATAAACCAACTAATATCTTTACCTTTATTAGGACTGTTTGTACTAGCTCCATTTACAGATGTTAGAGTTGTTAAATTAGCTGTAGAACCATCTGTGTCTATGTTTAAGGTTTGATTAGGCGTCATAGTAGGCGCATCATTTGTTAAAGATAATATTTTATCTACTATAGATGTCACTGGTTGCTGACCTGGTTCCGTGATAGTTATAGAAAATCTAAAATCAAACTCTCTTTTTGAAACGTCTGAACCATAGAATATGTTATTTACAAAATCATTAGTTACCTTTATATTGTAAAAACCAGGATTACCTGATGGATCTACTTCATAAAAAGTAAAATAACTAGAAACATCTAGAGGTGTAGACTGAGTGTTTTTAACATAATCAAGAGTAAAGCTAGTTATCCAACCTGGAGTTATGTTAGCGCCTATAGAGTTAACAGGTGTAAACGAAGCATTAAATATATTGTCATCAACATCTAGTGACTCACTGAAAAAAGTATTATCAAAAGATGAAGAAAAATCTGTTACATAATTATTACCAGCAACAGATTCATTTAAGTCTTTTATTATGCCAGATGTAGAAGTTTCCCAAAATATATCTAATCTAGATACTACTGGATTAGTCTCTAAAACAACTAGGTTTTTCATAGAACCAGAACTTAAAGGATCATCAGCTATTATACCAAATTGTTCATTAGGATCTGAAGATGTTGTAACTCTGGCTAATAGTGGATTTGATTTAGCGTTTTGAAACATATATAGCTCTGAAGTACTAACTGTAGCATCAAATCTTTCTATATTGAAAGTGTCATACATATCCTGTATACTATCCACAGTAAAAAAGTTATTACCAGGGTAAAACTGAATATTATCATCACCTTGGTTTAAATTTAATCTATTAAGTATATTTACTCTAGGATATAAACGAACAGAACTTCTATATTGTTTTTGATCTGGACCAACTTCTGATAAATCTCTAGGTACTTTATTTATATTATCACTTTCTAAACTTATATAAGTATTATTGAGGTCTACAGTATTATTAAAAGGGTTACCTTTAACTGCGCCAGCAGCATATACGTTATAGTATTCTTGTTCGTTTTGCTTAACAACAATTTTATAAGAGTACCAACCAGTCGGGTTATAATTTGGACTATTTATATCGTCATTATATATACCTGTAATCCCACTAGGTATTGGGTCATTTAAAAGTATTTTTAAAGAATTACCAAACCAAGAATCTATATTATCTCCTACATTTTGATCTATATAAGGAGAAAATAAAGAAGATCCAGTGTATGTTGTATTTCCTACTGTTATTGCATCTTTATTGTTAGATAATATTACAGATGACTGTCTACCATATCTATCAGCTAAAACAAAACCAACTTGATATTCTCTATTTGTTTTTAAACTACTACTTGGATATTCAACAACACTAGTTCTATTTTCATTTAAGTTAAAATCATATTTTTCAGTTGCAGATACATTATAGTTTAAAAAGCTAGGTGGAGTTGGTTTATTGATATAGTTACCATAAACAACTCTATTACTTATAATTTCTTGAGCTAAAGCTTTTAATGGTACCTTATCATACACTCTAGTAACTTCGTTTGATGGTAAGGTTTTGTAAGGTTTTTTACCTAAATACTCATACTCTAAAACATTTTCAGTTCCAGTGAAGTTTTGATCTACTTCTATAGTGTCTAAAACTTGTAAAGCTAAACCATCAGATTCTTTAAGTATAATATCTATTTCTTGCACGTGAAATGAAGAATTAAAATTACTTTTAGTAGTAGGTAATGGTATTTGTAGATAAATCTTATTTACCTTGTTTTCCATGAATTTAACTATAGTAGATTGTATCGCTTGTAACTCATCACCAGTAGCGCTAGCATCTGGACCTACTATATCTTGATCTTTATTTAAGAAATAACCGTCTTGCTTAGGTATAAAACAAGATTGAGTAAATGGTGCTACTAAAGAGTATTCTCCATCATCAAACTTAAACCTATAGCTAAATCTAACAAATTTATCTTCTATAAAAGAAATATCACCTGAGTAATTTTTATCATAGTATGGATTAGCATTGAATATTATCTGAGTAACCGTTGTTGTTAGTGGTATATTAACGTTTCCAGTTAGAGTTACTGTAGGGTCAGTAAAAGAAGATATAGTTTCGTTTGTGTCTACAATATCTCCATTAGCGTCGATATAACTAACAGTAAAACCTTGCTCAAGTGTATTAGGTGTTACAGGTATGTTTAAGTTAGATATATCAAATGTATTAGAATTCACAACAGCTGCACTTATAGTAGCACTACCTCCGTTAGGTAAGTTTTTACTAACAACATCTTGCATAGTTGTTTCATAATTTAAAGCTGCGAGTGGACTTTCTCTAAAAAGATCTATACTTTTGAAGGGATAGAATTTAGCTACAGATATATGATCTTCAGTAGTATAATATCCTAGAGTTTTATCTACGTTTATTTTTCTAGGTTGGTTTCTATTATCTGTCCAAAATAATAGATTTTCTAATAAGTTAACACCAAATATAGGATAAGATTTATGGAAATTTAAAAAAGCGCCTTCAACTAACTTAGTAGCTGTATTTAAGTTTATGTCATACTTAAATATAATATTAACAGCGTTTGGATCATAAGCTCCGCTAGCATTATTATTATCAGTTAAAAAAACATACACTACACTAGTAGTGTTATCAGCAAAGTATCCTATAGAGTTTACATTAGGATTACCATCAGTTAAATCAGCAACTAAACTATTACCTAATATATTTTCCAAAGAACCAACATCAGAACCCTCTGACTTACTAACTTGAGAGTTTTGAGCATGTCTATATTCTCCTGACGGTATTAATCTACTGTCAAGATCTTTATTCATTTTAGACTTTATAAAAGCGTTTTTAACTTCATTCATTTAATTCTAGTGTTTTATCCATTTAGATTTTCCTCTCATAACTTGAATCAACTCATTTACCTTTAAGTTAGATAATCTTATTTTAGCATTTCTAAGCTTTGCACTTTTTTCTCTTTTAAGTCTATTAACTATATACTCAGGTTGGTTAATTCTAGAAGCAATAATAGCATGACTTATATAAGCATACATAGCTTCTTCAGCTAGTTTAGGCACTCTAGTATTTTCGTTTGTAGATAAACCATCAGATATGTATTCTAGTATGATTATCTTACCAACTAGATCAGATGAAAAAGAAAACTTACCTTCTCTTTCGTTTATTGTGAAGTAGCCATTTACATTAGCATTTTGAGGATCTAAACCATATAGTTGACCAGCTCCGTAAGAGTTTTCACCATAGTAGTAGTCCCAACTAAATTCAGTGTTATTAATATAATCTTTTCTATTTTTTAAATTATTTTCAGCCCATCTTTCTTCAGTTATAGAAGTACCATCAATGTTATCACCATCATTATCTTGTATAGGTATACCTTTGTTATCTTGTAGAGGGTTTTCGTAAGGGTTACTAGTTAATTTAGTTGGCATTATTATATGTTTAACACCTTGATCATCTACCCAGTATAAGTTAACATAGTTTACGTAGTCCTGAGGTATAGCCACACTTAAACTGTTTGGTATTGTTAGTTCTTGAGAGTTTACACTTTTTAAAGTGTCATAGCTAAACTCTTGCATTGCTCTTTTAGCGTGAAAAACAACATCAGTTCTTTTTACACTAGGTATTAATTTACCAACACCAACGTAAGCAACAATAAAATTATTTATAATGTCGTTAAGCTTGGTATAAGCGTATGATCCGTAGTTTTTCTCTACAGCGTCTCCATAAGCTTTATCGTTGTAAGTAGAACCGTAATTACCACCATCAATTCTTTTTAACTGTACTGTTATATATAAACCATCAGCTGGTGCCGATGTGAATGTAATTTTGTTACCAACAACAGAATAACCAGAAGTAATTTCAGACCAACTATCAGGTAAACCATTAGCACTAGTATATAACTTGAAGTTGTTGTTAGCGTAACTAGTAACACTAGGATCAGCACTATACCATACTAAATCAGTGTTAAATGTTGTAGTAAAAGATGTAGTAGTACCATCACCTTTAAATCCTTGAGCACCTTCATAGTACTGCCTGTTGTTTTCTTGTATTAATGACATTTACTAGCTTTTTTGGTTTATTTCGTTTTGCTGTATCTCAGAAGCAGCTACTTGTATTATTTGAGGGTCTCTAACTATAACACCAGAGTATAATAATATCCTTGTTATTACCTCAACTTGTTCAGAAGCATTTAACTCTATTTGTGTAGAGGTAGATGCATCGTAAACATATTGACCTAAGTTACCTAATTGATAACCCCATACAACGTTTTTAGGTTTTCTTACAAAACTAGTAGAAACACCAGACACTATACTCACAGGTCTTATTATTATCTTATTGTTTTCATAAAGAAAAGTAGGAAAATCTTTAGTAGATGCTGTTAATGGAGATCTCTCAATGTTGTAGAAATCATTACGTTGTAATCTCTGTAGTTCTATAGGAAACCCAACGTTTGGAGTGTATACAGGTGTACCTAATCTATAAAATGAAACTTGACCATTAATTGGCTCAGATCCATTATATATAACAGTGTTACCATCTGTATCAGTAGTAGGTAAATTGAATTTACCTGAATTATAAGTACAATTACCTTCAGTTTTAAATATAGATATTTTTTCATCTATATTCATTTGCCTATCAGCGTAGTCGTAATCAGTTTGTGGCACACGTAGTTGTTGATTAATGTCATCAAAATATTGTTCAAATATATCTAATTGAACTTGAGTAGCTGTTTTATTAAACTCGTCCGGTGTAATATAACCTCGCTGCTCTTTATTTAGTATAAGTAAAACTGTTTTATATACCGTATCTACGTTTATCGCCATTTTTTCTGTTTTAATATAACCGGTAACAAATTGTCACCGGCTATAATTACTATTACTTGTTTTTATAGATTTTTCTCTATAGATCTATAAATCTCAACACCTTCATCTGTTTTTAAGAAAGCTGCAAATGCAGAGTAAGGGTTTTCATCAAAAGGTACACTCATTAATTTTCTACCAGTTGATCCCCATGTAAAGGTTCTTTGATCTTGAGACAACTTAATAATGTTAGCTTCAGCAGCTTTAATAGCAAAGTTTCTCAATTGAACATTGTCATCATTCGCTAATTCTAAGAATAAGTTAGGATTTTTTCTAGCAAATAGTAATAAATCTCTTTTAATCTCCTTAGAACTCATAGAATTAACAGATGAGCCATGTTCTACTCTCATTATAGCTTCAGCTTGATCTATTTCCATTGATCTTGCAGCTGTCATAGCGTCTATTTGTAGATCTAAAATATCTAATTCATCTTCCGCAACTTCAACAGGGCTAAACTCTGTGTATATTCTATTTTTTAACGGATGATATAATGATAATAATTTTTGTAAATTTTGTTTTTCTTTTGGTACAATTAAAGTACCATTTGAAAATATAATGTGACCTAATGTAGCTTCTCCCTCTTGTTCTTTTTTAAATGGTGAAGCTTGATTTGTCGCATATCTTATTTCTTTTTGTTCACCAGACTCTTTATCAAAATACAATAAAGCATGTTTTGATGTATGTCTAGATGGTATTGTATATGTTAATGGGCTAATGCCTCTAGTTAAAATATATGTTCTATCTTTTATTTCCCAACTTGGTTTTGCTGCTTGTGCAGGTTTTGCACTAGTTGTTTTTTGAGGAGCAACCTCAACTTTTTTTGCTGTAGCTTGTTTAGCCATAATATAATAAAATTTAATAGTTTAATAAGGGTAATATTTACCCCCGTCAGTTCAACGAGGGTAAGTATTACATGTGAGTTATACTCCTTGGAATAATACAAAGTTGTTAGCACCTTGTACGCATAAACATCTTTCAGATAAGAAGTTTACTTCCATAGCATCTAAATCAGAAGTGAAAGCTCCACCAGCAGAACCAGTTAACCAAGTTTTCATTCTTCTATCATCAGCTTGAGAAGCTCTATATCTTACGTGTAAGAAAGGACGTCTAATGTTAGTTCCTAAGATTTGATCGTAAACTGTAGAAGTTCCAGCAGGTACTAATACACCTTCAACACTTGCAGTAGCTCCTTGGATTGCTCCACGAGTAGATGCATCGTTTAAGTATTTCCAATCAGTTTTATAGAAGTCATAAGAACCTCTTCTGAAACCAGAGAAACCTAAGTTTAAAGCCATATCTTCTGAATTCTCAAATAATCCATAAGCAGTACCTCCGTTGTTTCCAGCAGAAATATCAGATAACATGTCATCAAAATCTAAAGCAGTTTGTCTGTTTAAGAATAACATGTTCTCTTCAATAGCTCCTTGAGTATCTAAGTTTTTTAAGATTTCATCAAAAGCAGCTAATCCAGTAGCAGCAGTAAAACCAACGTTTACATTACCTCTTTCTTTGATAGCAGCAAATAAACCTTGAGTACCTTTTACTCCAGCAGCTTCAGCTCCAGAAGAAGCAGCAGCTTTTTCACCTTCAACTACAGACATTTCTAAGTAATCTTCGAAACGTAATCTAGTTTCAGACTCAGCTTTTAAATACCATAAATATCCAGAAGCACCATCTTCAGTAGCTACTTCAACCCAACCGATTTGAGCCATATCAGATCCAGAAACTACATATTTATTTCTGATAATGATAGGAGAGTTAGAGTGTTGAGTAAAAGAAGGAGTTATAGATTTGTAACCATTAACATCAGTAGCTCCAGTAGAGTTAGCAATGCTAGATCCTTTTCCATATTCAGAACCGTATACAAAGATTTTTAATCCTGTAGCAGCTAAAGCACCAGTGTTAGCAGCAGTATAAGGAGCAACCTCAATAGTAGCAGTAGAACCAGTCTGAGAAGATTGAGTTACTAAAGCTTTTAATTCTAAACCAGCTGGATCTAAGATCACAATAGTTTGGTTTTTAGAAATTACGTTTTCTACAAATGCATCTCCAGAACCACCAACTGTAAAAGTTAAAGTGTTAGTTCCGTCGTTAGCTACATCGTTGTAAGCAACGTGTAATCTATTTTGTTCAGACCAAATTACTTGATCAGAAGTCATTGGCATTTCAGCACCAACCATACGTAAGAATCCAGATAATGTTCTGTTTCCATAACGCTCTACTTCTTGCTCGTAGATCTCTGGTAAATACTGTTGTGCGAATGTGTTTGAATCTCCAGCTCCTGAACCACCATTAAATGATAAGAAGTTAGATTCTAAAATTTGTTGTTTTTGACTCGGTTTAATTGAACCGAAAGCAGGACTTAAAGCCATAATTTTTAATTTTTTTAGTTAAATTTTCTTGTTTTTATTTTTAGTTTCGAGGAATCAAGACCACTAATTGCTTTAACTTTTATTCCATTAACAAAAACATTGCCGCTTGCATTTTGCCTTGGCTCTGTTGTAATGTTTTTAGATTTAGCAGCAACTTCTTTTATAGCGTCAGCTTTACCTTGCTCGTAAAAGTGTTGTGCAATAGTGTCGGCATTTCTTGCAGCATAGAGAGCTTTATGATACCCTTTAGTATCTGATATATTACCATTTTTGTCTAGGAACCTACCTATAAACGTGGATATATCTGATTGCTCTTTAACTACATTATCAACATTTTTTACTCCATACCTAAATTTTTTCTCACCTACACTGAAATCAAAACCTTTAAAATCGTTGTTTAGTAAGTTTTTAGTTTTTTGTAAAAACTCTTGATGTTTTTGTTTAGCAGTTTCTTGCTCTTCATTGTATCTATTGAAAAAGTCCATAGCTTTTTGTTGGTCTTGAGTTACGCCTGGTCTCAACTTGATCTCATCGTAATATTTACTCTTAGTTTCCTCTAAAAAGTTTTTGGCTTTTGCAATTTCTTCTTTGTACGCAATTTTTGCTTTGCGTATTTCTCTTTCATCGTCAAGTTCTTCATCATATGAAAAATCTTCTAAGATGATATTAATATCCTCATCGTCTAAATGAGGTTTTGTTTTTTTGTAATATTCTTTTAACAAAGCGTTTTCATTAACATTAGAATAATCACGGTTTAATCTAACGTAATCTTCTAAAGTACCTCCAGTTTCTTCCATAAAAGATACGAGCTTTTCGATGTTTTCTGGTAACTTAGTTCCAGATTTTTCTTGACTATCTAAAGCTTCACCTAACTCTTGTTCTAAATCTTGTACTTCTTCTTCAGTTATTTCTGTAATTTCAGCGACTTCATTTTGAACGGAGCTTTGTTGTTGTGATACTTCTTCAACCACTTCCTGTACAATTGGGGTTGGTTCATCTGTAACCACGTTTGTTGTTTCTTGCTCTGTATCGGCATTTGGTGTTGTTTTTATTTCTACTTTTGTAACTTCAGGAATAACTTCACCTTGATCTTTTGGTGTTTCGTTAGGTATTTCAACTCTTGTTATTTCATTTTTTTTACCTAAGTTTTTAGGTTTTTTAGGCTTAGACTTTATTTTAAAGTCTCCTTCTTGTTTTACTTCTGACATAATATAATATAATTAAATAATTTGTTTTTATTTTGGTTCAAAAGATCCTAAGTCAAATCCACCTAAAACATCATTACCTGATGATTCAAAATCTTTAGGCATAGTATCATTTTTTCTTTGATCTATTAACTGAGATTGCTGTGTAGCTTGTATCTTAGTTCTTTTATCTTTTCTATCTTCTTTTTCTTGCTCTTTATTCATTTGAGCATTTGCTGTAACTTGAGCTAGTTGCATTTGATAGTTAAACTCCTCAGCCATTAATTGTTTCTTTATCTCAGCTTCTTGTTGCATTTGCTGTATCTTAAACTGAGACTTACCTTGCTCTATCTGTAACTCGGTTTCAGCCATAGCTTGTCGTTTTTGAACTTCTGCCATAGCAGCTTTTTCAGCAGCTTCAGCATTCGCTTGAGCTTGTGCTTGTATATTTGCTTGCTGTTCTTCTAATCTTTGTTTTCTTTTAAGCTCTTGCTTATGTTTTAAATATTGATTAGCTAGTTTTATATTTTTAATATCTCGTATATCTATAGCGTCACTTAAATCTATACTCTGCGTCTGTAAAGCAATTTGTATATTTTGCTCTAACATCTGCTTGTCTTCTTCATCTGGTTCTAAATCTAAGAATATACCAAACTCATGAAGGTTTAATTCAGATATTTCTTCTAATGTCGCAGTGTTAACAGAATTTATAGCATTCATTAAAGCGTTTTTAGTTAGAGGGAAATCTAAAGCGTCAGCAACTCTTAAACTTATATTTTCACATGTTCTTAATGTAATGTACATTAAAGATTGTAATATATGTTTTGTAGCAGTATTAGAATTAGCAGCGGCTAACTTCTGTAATCCTACTAAAGAATCTTTAGCTGGCATACTACCATCTCTAGCTTCATTTAACCCAGTAACATCCCTTATCATTTGTAAATAATACTGATAAGTCTGTATTAATGCTTGTATCTTATTAATTCCAGATGATGATTGTAATTCTTGAATAGGTACTTTACCTCTGTTAGGATCACCGTCTTGAGTTAAAGATCTACCAACTATACTACCAGTTTGGAAATACATATTAAGAGCTTCTTGTGCATTGTATGATGTTCCATTACCTAAGTCAACCTCAGCTAAACCATCAACGTCTACAAATACACCATCAGGAACCATTTTAGATAAAACTTGCTGTATCTTTAAATGTGTTATCTGAATCATATCAGCAAAGCCAATACACTTACTAACTAAGCTATCAATACGACCTTTGTACATTCTAGGAGCAGAAATACAATAATTCATTTCAACTCTAGTTTGATCACTGTATGGTCTAGTCATATTTTCAGCTAGCTTCCATTCTAACATTTTGTCTTGACCAAGAATCTTAGCACCAGAATATAAAACTTCAATAGATCTACTAACCTTTTCGAAATTATCGTTTTCTGGCGGGTTAAAAGTATCTGGTTTTTCTAAAGCTTTTTCTAAGCCTTGATCAGTTTTCTTTATTTTAAAAACTTGATTAGAGTACGTTTTATATTCAAAGTATAAAACTTGAACATTATCATAGTTATCGTCTTGACCACTATACTGTCTATTGTAACTAGATACTGGAGATGTTTTTTGTATTTCCTCTAAGTCAGAGTCTGTAAGATGTGAAAATTCTTTTTTAAGTTCTTGTAAAGAAACACTTTTAACTTCACCAACGTAATATATATCATCAAAGTTAGGATCTTCTGTATATGAATAAACTAAATTAGCTGGATCAACGTAATCTACAGTAACACCCTCTGATAAATTAAAACTAGTTTTTGTAGCTCCAATACCTAATATAGTTAAATCTTGAGCAACTCTCTTTTTTATTTCTTCATATCTATTAAACTCTAATACGTTATCTATAACCTCTTCTTCTGCTATCTCTATACTTTGCTTGTAGTTAAGTTGTATATATAAGTCTAAATCTTCTCTTGTTTCTGGTAAGTTATCAGGATCATTACTCGCGTATAAGTCTAAACCTACCTTTTGTTTTAATTCTTCTAATAATTCTTTAGCTTGAATATCTCTTAATACGTTAGCGGCAAAATCTGTTTTCTGTTTCATAGCAACTGGATCAGTTGCAAATGTTTTTATTTTGTAACCTTTATCAACCATACCGTTAACTACAATGTCAACGAACTTAGATAAAACAGCAACAGGTTGCCAATCTAAATTAAGATAAGATAAATCACCATTAACAGATAATTCATCTTTATATTTTTGAACAGATTGTTCTCCT